GATGCGGTCGTTACCGCCTATACCAAGGCTGGCCTAGAAGAACATGATGCGCTACGCCAAGCACGGCTAGCGTACATCCTCAAAGATTCTAAGGACTGGAACCACAAAACAGGAGAAGTGAAGCTATGGACACCCTGAAGATCTACCCGCTCGTTACCCCGCTGTCGATCCACACGGATGCCTGCACCAAGGCGCAGCTCATCATGGAGGCCAAGTGCCAAGACTACGCCTCGACTGAGGATCCGTTCCGTAACTTCCGTCAGATCGAAGCTATGGATCTGGGCAGCGTTGAGGTGGGCATCATCATCCGCATGGGCGACAAGCTGTCCCGCCTTGCTGGCTTTGCCAAGGACGGGGATCTGGCGGTCAAGGACGAGAGCGTGGAGGATACCTGCCTCGACCTGATCAACTACACCATCATCCTGATGGCTGCGATCCGTAGCCGTGAGGCTCAACGCCGCTGCGCCGAGACGGACGATATCTGCTCTGCCGATTGTGGGGGCTGGTGATGAAGCAGCGTACCTTTGACTTTGCTGACGAGTCCCTGACCAAGGACGCACGGGTGTCTAGGGCGAAGGCCGTACGCCAGCAGCTTAACACTTTGTACACGGAGGCCAACGAAGTCTACGCAGTTATTGAGCAGCTCCGTAAGGAGCTAGCCGAGCTGCGGCTGCTGCACGAAATGCAGGGCTACGATGGATACGAACTCTGATAAATGCCCCACAGTTCCTAAAGAGCTGATCCGCTTTCTGGCTTCTATCTACCCTGACAGATGTGCCCGTCTTGACGAAACCGAGCGGCTAATCTTCTATCGGGCCGGACAGCGGTCAGTAATCGACTACCTTATCCAACGATATAACGAGCAGCAGGACGATGTGTTCAGCCCCTAAGATCACCCCGCAACCCCCGCCTCCGCCTCCCCCTCCGGCCCCCGTACCCTTTACCCCTAAGGTTGCTGCGGATGCCCAGAGCGAGCAGATGCGTGCTATGGCTGCGCGGTTAGGAACCAACCAGCTCGTCATTCCCCTACGGGCAGTAAACACAATCTAGTATGTCTCAAGAGCAGAGCGCACAGCACACCTACCAGCGGTTGGAAACCGACCGTCAGGCATTCCTAGATCGGGCGCGTTCCTGCGCCAAGTTGACCATCCCGTCTCTGATTACGGATGAGGGTCACACGCAGCAGGAGACTCTGGCTACCCCGTTCCAAGGGCTGGGTGCGCGGGGGGTAAACAACCTCGCGTCTAAGTTGCTGTTGGCTCTGCTCCCACCGAACGCCAGCTTCTTCCGTTTGACGCTGGATGAATTCAAGATGGCTATGCTCCAGCAGATGCCGCAGCAGATGGGTGAGATTGAGGAGTCTCTCTCCCGCATCGAGCAGGCGGTAATGAACGAGGTGGAGCGCAGCGGTATGCGGGTCAAGGTGTTCGAGGCTATCAAGCACCTCATCACCACGGGCAACGCCCTGCTGTACCTCGACAAGGACACCAAGCTGCGGGTGTTCCACCTCGACCAGTATGTGACCAGAAGGGATCCTATGGGTAACCTTCTGTGCCTGATCACCAAGGAGTGCATCGCGGAAGACGCGCTGCCTGAGGATGTGCGTGAGGTGTTGGAGCTACAGGAGAAGGAGTCTCCCAGCTACAACAACCCCGACAAGACCTACGATCTGTACACCAAGGTCTACCTCGAAGAGGGCAAGTACGAGGTCTACCAAGAAGTCGAAGGCATCAAGATCCCGGGCAGCTACGGCACATACAAGCCGGACGAGCTTCCGTGGATTGTCCTGCGCTGGTCGCACATCGCTGACGAGGACTACGGTCGCGGCCATGTCGAGGAGTACCTCGGTGACCTGATCTCTCTCGAAGGTCTGACGCAGGCCATCGTAGAAGGTTCGGCTGCTGCTGCTCGCCTCCTGTTCCTCGTCGCCCCCAACGGTACTACCCGTATCAAGGACTGCGCCTTGGCCCCCAACGGTGGGTTCATCAGCGGTAACGCTGCGGATGTCACCGTCCTCCAAGCTCAGAAGCAGGCCGACCTCAACATCGCTTCGCAGGTCAGCCAGTCTATTGAGCAGCGGCTGGGCTACGCCTTCCTGATGAACTCCTCGATCCAGCGTAACGCCGAGCGCGTCACGGCTGAGGAGATCCGCTACATGGCACAAGAGCTGGAGTCCGCCCTTGGTGGTGTGTACTCCGTCCTTGCTGCCGAGTTCCAGCTACCTTTGGTACGCCTCGTCATGAAGCGTATGACCAAGGCCCAGAAGCTGCCCAAACTAAACGATGGCGTGGTCAGCCCTGTTGTCATTACGGGCGTGGAAGCCCTTGGCCGTGGTCACGACCTTCAGAAGCTGGACATCTTTGTGCAGGGTGCTGCCGCATCGCTTGGCCCCCAAGCTCTGGCGCAGTACATCAATGTCGGTGACTACTTCAGCCGCCGTGCTGCCGCTCTTGGCATCAATCCGAAGGGTCTCATCAAGAGCCAAGAGGAGATGCAGCAAGAGATGCAGCAGGCCCAGATGATGCAGATGGCCCAGCAGCTTGGCCCCAAGGCACTCGACCTTGGAGGCAAGGCCATGTTACAAGGAGCTATGCAACAAGCACAGCCTAATCAGGAGCAGACGCAATGAGCAACTTTCAACAAGTCAATGTCATCCCCAATATTACCGGCCCCAATGCTCCCGAGCAGAAGGCCGCACCCGTAAGTGTTCCCCAGACGGAGGCAGGCGCGGCTCCTACCCCTGCTCCCTCCAATGAGCCTGCTGCCGCTCCGTCTGGTGAACGCCCCTCGTGGCTCCCTGAGAAGTTCAAGTCGGCTGAGGATCTAGCCAAGGCGTACTCCGAGCTTGAGAAGAAGCAGGGCACTACGCCTGAAGCCTCCAAGACTATCGACTTCGAGCCGTACACCAAGGAGTTCGCTGAGAAGGGTGACCTCTCGCCGGAATCCTTGGCGGCTCTGGAAGCTACGGGTGTACCTACTGCCATGATCCGGCAGTACATCGATGGTGCTAAGGCTCTGGCTGACCAGCAGATCAACACCCTGACGCAGGATATCGGAGGCCGCGAAGCCTACAACGGTATGGTGGAGTGGGCAGCTAAGAGCCTAGCCCCCGAGCAGGTAGCAGCCTACAACAAGGCTGTCTCTTCCAACGATCCGGCCCAGCAGTCTCTTGCTATCAAGGGTCTGTATGCCCAGTATCGCGAGAGCAATGGCCCCAGCCTGCTGTCTGGCAAAGCTAACGGTAACTCATCTGTGGCCCCGTTTGAATCGTGGGCACAGGTCAAGGTAGCGATGGCAGACAAGCGGTACGCTTCTGACCCCGCCTACCGTAACGAAGTCACCAAGCGGCTGGCTAACTCCAAGAACCTCTGATGAAAATCCTAAGCATCCTCCCCCTGTCGCTTCTTTTGGCAGCGTGTGTTACCTCTGCTGACATCCGCGCTGTGGCTGACGCACAGGCCAAGTACGAGCAGAAGACTGTAGAGGCTCTGGAGAAGATCTCCGACCAGACGGCCACCAAGGACGATGTGGCTGAAGCCAAGGAGGAGGTTCGAGAGGCTTCTAAGGAATTCGCTGAAGCAGTTGAGGCTGTCGCTGAAGCAGTTGAGCAGCGCACCGCCGACACGCTCACGGGTCTTCCGGAGTCTGCTGAGGGCGGCTTGGTGGGTATCCTCGCAGCCCTCGCTCTGAACTACTACCGCAGCCAGACGCGCAAGAAGGATCTTGCCGTGGTTGAGGAGAAGGTTAAACACCCTTCTGCATGAACTGCTGCCCGACAGAATCGCTACCTTAGGACAGCTCCGCTGGAGGGGTCTAGGCCGCTAACCTAGATCCCTCCTATCCATTCACGACTGACGGTAATCGCTGGAACCAAGCCCGCTACGGTGGACAACTTGGCGCAAGGCCGATAGCTGGCTGATCGTTAACCCTTTCATCTTTGACTCTGACTCTACTGTGATCCAATGACTTACAATCCGACGATGTCCCGTCCGGGACTTGTTAACGCTACTGGAACCGCCTATGACGCGCTGTTCCTCAAGCAATTCAGCGGCGAGGTCATGACGGCCTTTGAACAGACCAATGTCATGATTCCGCTGACGACCGTGCGTACCATCACCAAGGGCAAGTCTGCCCAGTTCCCGAGCATTGGTGTGGCCGCTGCTGCGTACCACTCGCCGGGCAAGGATTTGCTGAACTCGGCTGAAGGCTACGGCACGGCTTTCAAGCAAGCCGCGCAGACCATCACCGTTGACGACCTGCTGGTTTCGACGACCTTCATCCCTGAAATCGAAGAGCTGGAGAACCACTACGATGTGCGTTCGACCTACTCGTCGGAAATGGGCAAGGCTCTCGCATACACGGCTGACCGTCAATTGGTGCAGTTGGTTACGCTGGCCGCTCGTGCCACCGACCCGAACGATGACTACGCTGACGGCGAAGCCATCACGGTGGGTGACATCAGCTCGGCTACCTTGATGGCCTCGAACAGCCTCGACACCGTTGTGCGTACCTTCATTGAGTACTGCTACTCGGTCGCGCAGAAGTTCGACGACAAGCTGGTTCCGCAAGACAACCGCCATTGCATCGTCAAGCCGGAGCTGTTCTACAAGCTCTACAAGGCTGGCATCAGCGGCAGCTCCTTGCCGATCATCATCAACCGCGACATCGTGGACGGCGCGAATGGCTCGCTTGAGCGCGTCACCGATACGATCAAGATTGCCAACATCACCATCCACAAGAGCACCCACACTCCGTTTACGGATGTTGGCGGCTCGGCGGCGGAAGTTACGGCCCTTCAGGCTGGTGCTGCTGTCGGCCTCGGCCAGAACATCTCGACTGGCCCCTCAGGCTATCAGGGTGACTTCCGTGGTACTGTGGCTGTCTTCTGGCATCCGCAGGCCATCGGTACGCTGAAGCTGATGGATCTCTCGATGCAGTCGGAGTACCGCATCGACCGTCAGGGTACGCTCTTGGTCGCTCGCTACGCGATGGGCCACGGCATCCTGCGTCCGGCGTGCGCGATTGAATTGAAGATCGTTGCCTGATTCTGTTGGGGGCTATCCAATAGCGGGTAGCCCCCACTTCCCCCTTACTACAGAAACACTATGGTCGTCTCCACCAACAAGCTCCAAGCTGTGAACACGATGCTGGCAGGCATCGGTGAAGCTCCTATTGCAGCACTTCCGGCCACCCGAGCTGATGGGCAGATGGCTGAGTCTGTGCTTGATGAGACCACCCGCGAAGTCCTATCGATGGGTTGGCACTTCAACACCGAGGTCAAGACCCTGACCCGTGATGTCAACGGCAAGGTTGCCGTGCCGACCGACTACGCGAAGATTGACCTGTATGACGAGAGCCTGTCCCGCATT